GCGCAGCAGCACGAGGAGCGGCGGGAGTAGTAGAAGCAGCGGGAGCAGCAGGGGCAATACCAGCGGGAGGAGCGACCAGACCAGCGGCAGGAGCGCCAGCAGGGGCAAACTCAGGTTCAGCAACCCGCATCGGTGCGCCAAGAAGTAGCCCCTGCGCAGGCAGTTCCGTGGTGGGAGCCTCAAGCTGAAGACGCCGGAACTCATCTTGCCGGTTTAGTTCTTCGAGGGCGAGCTGTTGCTGCCGCGCTTGACGCATTGCAGCTTCTTCAGCACGAATACCTTGACCTACCCGACCTGCACTCGCGAGGAATGATCCCAGCGCCATATCACACCTCTATATTATGCACCACGCGAAGTAGCTGCACCTTGTCCAATGACTTGGCCAAACAGCGCAGCAAGACCTGCTTCTTCTTGGGCCTTAGCCTGACGTGCTGTTTCAGCAGCAGCAATTGCGCTGGCGGAACTGGTCGTCGGATACTCAGTCGGAATAGCCTGAATACCAGCTTGGCGTGTCTGGACGCGAGAGCCGACACCAGTGCCATAACCCTGCTGGTAAGCAGAGCCAGCGGTACGTGAAGTACCAAGAGCCATACGACGGCGTTCAGCAGCAAGGCGTTCACCCGTGAGACCACGGGTCTGCTCTGCGGTCTGGATACCACCACGGATCATGGCAGCTTCTGCTGCCTGACGAGCCATATACTCAGGGTCATAGTAGGCTGCTTCACCGATGAGCTGGTTGGCCTGATCCAGACGCTGCTGCGTCAGGGCAGCGTTGACCTGTTGTGCCCGCTTGAGTTCTGCTTCCTGTGCCTTGGCCATTTCAGCCATCGGTGCACCTGCAAGGGCACCACCAATAAGGGCGGGGGCGACAGCTCCAAGAGTACCACTTGTCGCCAGACCCCCAAGACCAACAGCACCAAGGGCACCACCAACACCGGCAGATACGTTCTGGAGACCACCCTTCAGTACGTTAGTCGGGTTCTGTGCAGCCGAAGATAGCGCACCACCAATAGTAGTAGGAGCCGCCGCAGCGGCAGGAGCAGCACCAGCAACACCACCAACACCAGCGGCACCCGCACCCGGAGGGCCAAGTGGTCCGCCTGTGGCCTGTTCGAGGAAAGCTGTATCAGCAGCGGGCGGAGCCGCTGTTCCCGTACCTACCGTTGGTGGCTTACCTCCAAACAGACCTGTCTGTCCTGCCCCTGCAAGACCGCCGACCAAAGCACCAGATTTCCACCCGACACCGGAGAGTTCACCAGCGGCTGCGCCAATACCCGTAGCAAGAGCTGTCGTCCCAAGTGCGCCAGAAATACCAACTGAAGCGCCAATCTTGGCAGCAAGTGGCGGAGCGAAATACGCAATGGCTGCGACCGCAGCGACCTTGAGAACAGTCTTGACTACCTTACCCATCTTAGTTCCCCAGAGACATTCTGATATGCGCGCAGGACTTATCAAATCCAAATTTGTTCATGTATAGCACAGCGCGTTCGGTTGGAACATAGCTATCGAGAAACTCTACGTCATTGGCGCGCAGCCAATCGAGGATCGGTTTCCAATAGCGGCTCTTGAACATGGTCAGGCGTCGGCCTGCCAATGCAATAATGTCGGCACACTTGTGCCCGTTGGCGTCAGAGAACTGGATACCAAGGATAGTCGTGAGCTTGCCGTTCTCGAACCCAGCAAAGATGACAGCTTCATCAGCCACGACGGCGTTGAAAATGTACTGCGCATCCATGTCGCTTGCAGTCATGGCATTACCACGCGCTGACGCTTCAGCAAGCGGCGCGATCTCGGGCCATAACTCAATGACCCGGTCTCTTGTAAGCAGCTCGATAGTTAGCTCGCTCACGCCTTATCCTTGTACTGCTCAACCAGCCGGTCGAAGAACTCCTTACCCTTCATCTGGACCACGTTCTTCGGGATGACGTACTCACCTTCGTGGGCCATGATTGGAACCGGGCTGTCGGTGCTACCCTTTACCGTACCACCCATCTTCAGAGACTGCATCGGAGCTGCCTGTCCACCCGCAGCGGGGGCCATCATGGACTGACCACCTTGGATCATCTGCTGCGCAGACTTGGCAACCGTGAGGAGCGCAATCACCAGACCTTCATCATACTGCGCAGGCAAGTCCGCTTCGGTGGCGATACCCTGCTGGATGGCAAACTGACGGACATAGGGATACATATCAGGGTTCTGTGCTGCCACCTGAACCAACTGAATAATCATGTTGAGTTCTTGTGGTGTGATCTCCCCGGACTGAAGACCCTGCATCAGAAGGGTTTGGATTTCCTGAACCACCTGTGGGTTCTGTGACAACGATTGATTGAGGAGTTGATCACGCTGCATCGGGTCCATCGGAGGACCAGCTTGCTGTTGCTGCATCGGAGGCATCGGTGCGCCACCGGGGCCGATCATGCCACCTTCTTGGAAGCTGGGTAGAGGCTGCGCCTGCATGGTAGGAGCACCGCCAAGAGCACCGCCAATCGTGGTCGATGGCGTAGCAGCCGGGGTCATCATAGGACCAGATGCGGACACAGGTGCAGCCGGACCTGACGAAGGCATAGCCAGAATACTGGCAAGCGCCGGGGGGAGATCAAGCGAGGTGGTCGAGACCGCCTGCGGGTTGAGTGCTGCCATCACAGGATTTTCCATATTACCCTCGCAACTGTCCGATAAGCGTGTTCAGAACTGCTCGCAGTGACGCTACATCGTTTGCGAGCGATTGTACATTCTTGAGTAGTTCGGCATAGTCTTCCATCGCTGGAACGACAGCACCTTCCAAGTTTACACCTGCGCCTTGCGCCGTAATCTGACGCATGGTTTGGACCGGTGCTTCCTTTACAGTGATAGACGCCTTGGTGATAGCGCGACTTGCGCCGTCCTTTTCGCCACGGGTGCCGGTCAGGAGTTCGACATTCTCCTTGATGGCACTAAGCATATAGTACTGCCAGCCTGACATCTCAGACTGCGGCGGATTAGGGATCGCAGAGAACCTAGCCATCATGCTTCCTTCAGACTGAGCGGCGTTTCGCCAAGGTGGATAGCACGAACACGGATATCCCCGGAGACGCCAACCTCGAACGTGTCAGACCTGTAACCAGACGGGAGCCGGAACACATTCATATCGCCAATGCTGGTTGTCAGGATAAGCTGCTTATCCACCCAGAGCTTAAACGTGATGGCGTTAACCGTAGACCATGCAGAAGTATCGTCCTGCCACTGCTGGGAGTTGGTATCCCATGTGGTAGTCACTTCTGAATAGTCGGCAATCACTCGGGCTGCGCCGAGGTTGATCATGTTCGTGGTCTTGATGACCTTGGATTTCCACTCTTGCGTCAGTGCGGGTTGAGCGAGGTTGTCCCACTCATACACGTCGCCATTGGTTCCAGTCACGCAATAGAGCCGACCTTCAACTGGGTCATACCACGAAGCCGTGTAGGTAAAGTCGAGGTCCACAAACTGGCCGCCAATGTTCTTGTCTGGCTCGAAGGCAAACCCGCCAGTGGAATGAGACGCCAGATAGGCATCACCATAGAACTCACCCACGATGGTATCAGGATCAAGCGCGACCGCCCACGTATCATTGTTGAAGTTAGCGCGGGTAATGATGTTCGGACCACTGCCGGGAGAGAACACGGCCATGCCGTCATGCGTGGGATAGACCACACCGTAGTTCATCGAGACAATACCCTTGCGGTTGAGACAAGGATAAAGAGCGTCGATCCGTTGGATGCTCATCCCAGATGCTGGGTCGCTGCCAGATACGAGGTAAGGATACCCCTTGGTCAGTACCAAGATTGATCCGTTGATCGGCGCAAGCCCGACGATCTCATACTCGAACGTGATAGCATAAGCGATAGGCCATGCGTGCGGAAGCGCAGGCTCAGACAGGTAGAGTTTGTTACCAACGAACCCGGCAAGGATATTGTTCTGTGCGGCAATCAGCCCTTGGAGGTCATCAGGCGGAGCATCATACTCATCACTCGTGAGGATATCGGATAGGTTGAGCGGGTCGAAGTCATCGGTAAAGTCGTAGCTACCATCGCCCCAGTACCGGGCCGCAGTCGTCGGGGGGTTCTCAGACACGTCGTGATAGAGTGTACCTGCACCTACGGTGGTGGTAGCCACATTCGCTGCGACCTGTGCATAGGTAAACGTATAGTCATCAGGAATGCTAAGGACGACCCCGCCAGTGATATCGAATGAAGCTACTGAGCAGCCGCTGATTTTGAACCGGTCGTCGATGCCGAGGTTGTGAGGGTAGGCCAGCTTTACCGTGGACACGTTACCAGTGCGGCTGACAGTTGCCAGTGCTGTGGGGAACCACAAAGTCTTGAGCCGGAAATACTCCGTTCCTGCTGACGTTGCGAGCGTGCGATAAAGCCGAATACCACGGACGAAGTTGTTACCCGCAGGCTTGGCTGTTGGTAGGTTACTGACCGTTATGGTCACACCCTCCTTAACGAACACGTCCGTCGTTGGTTCCGATGCAATGCTCTCTTCTTCCCACGGCGTGTACCACGTATAGACGTACGAGCGCGACTGGGTCGGACCACCGAGGTCAATCTTACCAGCAGAGGACGCGGTAGTTGCAATGGCAGGACCGGGACTGAAGTACTCAATTGTCGATGCGTCGATGACAGTGGCCTGCGTACCCGTCACATTGAATGACGCAAGACTGAGTCGAACCGTGCCACTAGCAGTGGGCGCAACAGGGACATTAACCGTGAACGTGCTAGGTCCAGTGACCGTAGCCGTATAGACACCGTCAATCGCGTCACCCGAAGTGAAGTCGAGCGTGACCTGCGGCGTGCCGGTCAGACCATGGTTAGCTACGGTACATGTAACCGTTGTACCGGCATACGTGTACGTGCCAGTCAGGTAGCTGAAGCCTGTGACTGTGATGTAAGCCCCTTCTTTGAGACCATGCGGAGCCGCAGTCGTCAGGCGGGCTGTGTTGTTGTTATCCCGCGAATACGTCGCAGTCGTTGCGGTCGTAAAAGGCACAACCGTCACAGTCGGTTTGGTTGTGGGTAGCGGAAGCCCTAGCTCATAGTAGTTTGTCGGGTAAGGTCCGACACCTGAGAATGCCAAGGTATAGTTACTGACCTTGGGGACACCATCGCCCGTATAGTAGAACCGCTGGTCCGTGATGTCCGACGAAGTGACAACAGCAATGTCTACGTCAGTGGTCCACGATAGCCAGTTGTTATTACCCAATGGGTCTTTGAGGGCGTAGAGCGTCTTGATCGTACCGGTGCGACCAGTGTTACCCACCACAACAGGCTGCGGGTATGGGATAAGATCGCCAGAGTAGAGCTTGGTGTTGCGCGCGATCTGTCCGGCAGTCTCAGGGAGAAGCTCCGGGGAAACCTTCGGTGCGACGCCGAAGAAGTTTGTGATCTTGACACCAGCCATATGACTACCTTACCCTATTTCGCCGCTGTTGGGCAGTCAGATTCGCAAATGCAAACGTATTGTGAGTTATGAAGCTCGATCTGTTTCACCGTATCAACCGTGTCCGCCTTGCTGTCGTAGCTGATAGGCTTGGCGATGGCGCAATAGCTATTCAGTGGAACGGGACCGGTCGAACCTATTACGCAGGCGCTCGTCCCTAGCAGCATCAGGAACGCTACTAGCAGCCTCTCCCAGCTCGATCTGGCGGTTGATCGCATCGTTAGCTTCCTTGATGGTTTCCTGCCGACCCTCCTGCCGCAGTTTGGCTTGATCCCATGCGGTGAACAAACGCTCGATGAGCGACAGGAGGAGCGTCAGAAATTTCACTGGGTGGGCTTCTTCGAAATGACGGACCACACAGCCACAGCAATGGTGGCTACAGCACCAGCCAGAGCTTCAGCAGTAGCGCCATCAACGACACCCTTACCTGCGAGGAAACCGAAGCCTGCGGCGGCTACGGTACGGACGATACCAAAGAGTTGATCACGGTTCATTTTCAGTCTCCTGTTTCAGCGAGCCAAGCATCAACATCGAAACTCGGGCACGCTTTCTTAACACCCGGCCAGTCGCGATGACCACGAATCATAATACCGGGATAACGCTCCTTGTAGGTACGGACCAAAGTCAGGAGCGATTTCTTTTGCGCAGGTGTGCGCGTGTCCTTGGGGTTCATGTTCTTATCGACACCGCCAATGTAGCAGATTCCGATATTGCCAGTGTTGGCTTTACCAACGTGAGCGCCTTTTTCATCGTCACGTAAGGTGCGGTGCATTGAGCCATCCAACTCAATAACCCAGTGATAGCTAGTCTGACCAAACTTAGCCTTATCCCAAGCTGTAATCTGCTCATGCGTAACGTGCCTTCCTTCAGGGGTAGCAGCGCAATGAACGGTCAGAAACTTGACTGGTCCTAACTTGCTCATTTTGAGCGATCCTCTTTGTGGTCCAACCGCTTGAACAACACGCCAAGTGTATCGTCAACGTGCTTGAAGCCAACCTTCATGTCTTGCCGCATCTCGCGCATCTCATTCTTGATGTCGGTCATGGCCTCACGGAAATCGTCTCTACGCACATAGACCTCCGGCAAGTCTTTCTCGATGGCACGAAGATCAGTTTTCAGATCGCGGATCGCGTCCCAGACTACCTTCAGTATCCAGCCGACTGCTGCCCCAAATCCAGCGAATAACCAATTGATAATCTGTTGATCCACGATATAACCCCCTTACAGACCTTCACCCGGAGTGACGTAGACTACAGCAGTACCTGAAGCTGTCTTACCCGTGAAGTAGGAACCGGCAGCGAAACCGATAATTTCTACTGCACCCGGAAGAAGAGGGACTGCGCCTGCGGCAATCGAAGCAGCAGCGGCCTTAGCAGCCGCGTCGTCTACACCAACGCCAAGCAGCACAACCTCGGTGCCAGAGTTGACAACGCGGTACTCGTACATCGGGCGCGTAACCGGAGCTGAGGATACAGCTTGAACTGAGTTAGGAACAACGGCGGCAGCGGTGAAGGACACCGTGAGACCGAGCGGACTAAAAGCATTGGTTGCCATTAGATTTCTCCTTGCTGAAGGATACGTTTAGATTTACGGACATTATACATATATCGGCCAAGCTGAACTAGGAAATCCCAGCCGGTATTGTTTCCGTCATCCACGTTGCCATTAGTGACAAATGCGTTCCACGTAGCACCGCCGGTCGCGTTAATGTCCTTAATCGAAACAAATGAAACGCTGTTGGTGCCGCTGCTATCACTCAAAGTTGCCTGTGATCCGGCGCTGCTGCTGTTCAGCATAATAAGATTGCCCGATGTGCCGGAACCGCCGACGGCGGCGTAGCTGCTGCGGTAATCCGCACCGTCGCGCCATTTTGGATAAAAGCTGAAACGTCGCTCATGTGTGTTATCCAGATATAATGGTTTTGTTGGAAATGATTTCTAGCCTTGCCAACCGAAGGCGCAAGTTTTGAATTTCCTTAATGAGAACAGGGACCAACTTTGAGTAGTCCACGCCCATCGTCTTGTCTCCGTCTGGGTCACCAGACACAGCTTCAGGCGCAACAACAATCAATTCCTGAGCGATGACGCCGAACCTGCTATGTGCGCCGCCCTCCTTCCAGTCGAATTTTCTAATCCGAATGTTGTCTATTACCGACCCTGCATCTTCGGTCGCGTCTTCAATGTTCTCCTTGACGCGGCTGTCAGACGTGATGTTGTAAAGCGTTCCCGTGTCGGTGCAGGTAATCGAGCCAACAACATTAGTTGGATTGCCGTTATTCCGAATAAATTCGGCAGCGGTGTAGTTCAGGTAATCGTAGGTCGTGAATGCAGTTGCACCGGGTGTGCATTGGAACTTAAAGTTTCCAGAGCCGGGTATGCTTGCATCTGTGTCGGCGTTAAACCCGCAGCCGCCCCGCACAGACAGGGTTCCATAATAGTTAGTAGTGCCAATACCTACGTTTGTCCCGTCTTCGTATACGACAGAAGCAGAGACTGCCCCTGTGCCGTTGCCTTTCAACAGCCGTCCAGACGTAAACGAAGACGCCCCAGTGCCGCCGTTGGCAACAGGGAGAGTGCCATTGATTTGGCTAGCATTTACGATGGAATTGGTTCCTTTGAGCATCTACCTATCCTTTATGTCATGACGCCGGAAACAAGATTGGTCCCGCTCAACCCAGTCGCCGTAATGTCAACACCATTGCGGACCAACTTCTTGGCGCTGCCACCGTTCAGGCAGCTAGAATTGATAAGAGTGCAGTTGTATTCGTTCCGCACGTCAGCCGTTCCAGCGACATTGATACCGCGTGAGTAGAAGTTCGCGTCGCCATTGATAAGCGGCTGGATGAAGCATCCTGCGGTTGCCCCCGCAATTTGCACAGCGTTTACGGTCACTTCGTAATAATTCTTAATGACCGGTCGCACATCGCAGGAAACAGAATTATCTACCGTCATTGGGGTGCCACGGCATTCAAGAATTTGGGTGCGGTCAATCACAGCATTTGCCGAGTTCTCAATTACAACGCCGTTGGTTGCCGCCGACTGGGCCATAATCATCTGCGTGCCGTGGATTGCCACTGACCCCTTACAAGAACTGATTAGAATGCCGCAGGAGGCGGTACCCCCCGTCAATGGCGCGGTATAACCACCAATAACTTCGCAAGCACCACTTTCGTTCACGTTGTTAAAGAAAATGCCGTACAGTTCATACGCATCAATCACCGGGTTGCGGATTTGCAGATCGAGGTTGCTGTACGGCGATGTGGTGCTGGCATTACCTTGGATATTGATACCGATGGAGTGCCGAACCGTCTCAAATTCGTAAACAAAGAGATCGGTAAACGCGAGGTTCGCATACAGGCCATTGCTGTCTGCGAAGGACAAGCCGCCCATGCTGGAGTTGCACCCCTCAAGGTAGAGACTGGCATTGCCGCCTGCGAGGCCGATATTGATCGAACCGTCAACGAAGAAACCGTAATACTTATCTGCGCCGCCGGTCCCTGCAACCGAGCGGAATGACTGGCAATCACGGACTTTGCTGTAAACCGCCCCGTTGAACCGCCAGCCGTAGATGCACTGGCGCGCCATGACGTTCTCGAACTGTGCGTTTAGCACATATTGCACGCGGATGCCGGTGCAGTCCGAAGACACGACAGGCGCAACCGAACGGTCAGTGGTGACGTTCATCACCCGCAGCCCCTGCGGGAATTGGTTCACTGTGGCTGGCTTAGTGTTAGGACCGACACGGATGGCGTCGGTGGTCCCGTTATTAACCACGATTCGGCTAACAACATCAGCCGTTGCGCCGTCATAGGGATAACCCTGCCCAATCAGTTCACGATGCGAGATCGCCAGATGGATATAATCGTCGATCCAATAATCAGCCGGTTGCAGCTTGGTGCGGGGAAGCGCAGTGATGCACGCATTGATCGCAGTGCGGTTGGCAGAGGCCGCAGCGCCGTTATCGTTAACGACCGCGCCCCACCATTCGGGATAACCCTCTGCTGTCTTGGCTTCGTTAAACGTCACCGCACCCGTGCCGGTGCATTGGAAAATCTGATAGGGGCCGGACACAACCTGTCCGGTAAACGCCACCGTCACACCGTTGCCAATAAGCAGCTTCGCGCCCGCATCGAACGTGATCTGCGATGATAGTGTGACAGATGAACCAATCAGATAGTCGCCCGCCGGGACGTGAATCTGAACGTTAAGAGCATCAGCCAAATCGAATGCGTTTTTATCGTCAGTGATGCCATCGCCAACAGCGCCGAAGTCCTTGACGCTGACAGTCTCGCTAAGTTTGGCCTGCACTGTGCGAGCGACTGCGCCGACGCCGGATTGCAGGAAGCCGACGAGACTGGCACCAGTCGAAGAAGCGAGATCACTGACGATCTCGTTGATAGCCCCCTGCACGGTTGTCGCACTGACCGTCCCGCTGGGTGCATTTCCGATAAGTGCAGCGCCGCCGGACCCTGCGAGCGTAGCAGCCTTGGCAGACTCACTGTCTACCTCGGCAATGGCCGACTGCACGTTCGTTGCCGAAATGCCGCCGGTCGGAGTGAACGTGATCTCCGATGCCTGATCATGTTCAGCGATCATATCGGTGATGGACGCAGCGGTGACGCGAACCTCGATGCGCGAACCAGAGGCGAAGCTCTGGGCCGTCGTACCCTCCTGAGCACGGACGATAGTCATGGTATCCCCGACCCGTGCCGTAACCTTGATTACCTCATAGGTGCCGCCTGCGCTGACCAGCGTGGCGTAGAAGTAGTCACTCGCACCGAGCGTGGGAAAGAGCGTACCAGTACCGGCAGCAACTGCGAGGCCAACGTCAGACGCACTGATCGCCGTAGTGATCGTGCTGACCGCGTTGTTCTTCAGAATGACACCCATAGTACCCTCACAGAAGCAGGAAATCGTAGTTCGAGATGAACGACTCCAGAACACTGGCAGCAGTAACTCGAAGCTCAAAGCGGCTGTTCGCCGGGAACGGCAGCGCAAGAGTCCCCTCCTGCGCACGGACAATGGTCATCACGTCATCAGTGCGGGCCGTGACCTTGACCACTTCGTAGTTGTCGTTCGTGTCACTCAGCGTGGCGTAGAAGTAGTCGCTACCCCCAAGGACAGGAAACAGCGCACCCGTGCCGCTGGCAACAGTGAGTGACAGCGCAGTGCTAGAGACTGCCCCGACCGTGGTCGTTGTCGCGTTATTGGTTACCTTCACACCCATGGTCAGGCTCCGAATGGCTGCATCTTGGCGCGCAAGACGCCGCGAGGATTACCTAGATTAGCACGAGCACGGCGTTCAGCAATCTGAAACGTGTATTGCTTTGCATGGTACGCAGCCAGCTCACGATCAGTCCAGTGACTGTTCGGTAGCACCAGCAGATGCTGAAGCGCCCCGTGCATGATGACTTCTTCGAGGTCATCGAAGATCACTTCGTCCATCGCCGTCGCATTGCGCTTCGGCTTGAGTGCCAAGAACATCCGCATCGTGTATGGTTGGTCGGCATCGGGAAGCGGTAGGATGATGTACTTATCAGGCGTCACCTGACAGATCGAGCGCGGTGAGCTGGCGTCGGCCACGATAGACTGCGGGAGAACGAACGGCGCGCCGTCGTTGAACAACGCATCATTATAATCAAACGTGTTGTAGCTACCCGGAGGCGTCAGGCTCCACAGAACTGACGGGTCTTGACCAGAATAGAGATCGGCCCATGCGGGGTAGAGCCGCAGGGCATCGTCAAGCGTCAGCTTCTCCAGATGACTGTCGTTGACAATCGCAGCGAAGATTGCGTGCACGTCCGTGTTGACCGGCTTGTTGTAAGCATACTCGTGGACCCCCGGCAGGAGGTCGAACAGCGGCACCTGATACCGCCACGCTAAAGTGCGCTCGCAAGTGCGGATCGCCGCATCGCGGATGTACTGAATGATCGTCTGCGTCGGGCAGCCGGGAACGCTTGGGTTAACTTTGGGGACCAGCGAGGCGAAAGTACGGTCAGCCATCAGATCACCTGCTTGGGGTCCATCCCGCCTTCTTCAGTGTCCGTGATCGTGCGGACCTGAAGACCAGTGGCGAGCGTCTGGTTGAAGGAGTCTTGGAAGAGCTTGGCCCGTCCTGAGTTCACATGCTCGTTATCGACCGACTCAGCGAGGAACACCACGCCATCAACTGCGACCGGGAGGTACGCATCGGGCAGTGACGTGATCGTCTGATTGATCGTATAAGTCGGAGGGACCTGAGCATACTCCCCGATAAGCGTAATCCCCGCCGTAGGACGGGGGTAGAGGAAGAACTTGTTCGGGCTGCGCACATGGCGCATGAAGTTAACCGGTGTCCCTGCCGCCTCGTTGACCCAGTTGGGGTGCATCTGGTCGAGGATATCCCGGTTAACTTCAGTGACTGCGTCACCATTCTTAATCTGGAAAATCTCAACGAGACGCAGCGAGTCCGACGGGCAGCTCTGAAGTACCGTGTTTGCCGTAGTGGGGATATCACCGATAAAGGAAAACAAGTCAGGGCGCAGCACAGCCATCCGCTTCAGCGTCTGGTTCACCCATCCAAGCATGAGGGTGTCGCTGTAGCGATAGGGCGTGCGCGTATCCTGAACCAGTACTCGCGCTTCAGCGATGATATCCGCAGGTGTCATTCAGGCCAACCTCGTGCAGCTTCAGCAGCCAGCTCGGGATCAGTATACACAGGTTCGTCAGGTATGTCAGTAGATAGATCGAGTCCCTTGCGTGCTTTCCGAGTACGCTTCGGTTTGGTCAGTTCTTCAATCTTAGCTCCGACTTCCGGCGTGATGAACCGCTCAGGATAGGCTTCCTTTTCGGTGATCACCTCGCACTCCGGGTGGACTGCCAGACGCTCGTTGTAACCGTAGATGAACCCGTCCTTCTTGACGCGGATGAACAGCTTGTCGCTCATTTCTTCTTTCCCATCTTACCGAGCGTCATGGCCAGACGTGCACGCTGGCCCATCTTACCCGGCTCTTTTGCTGCCTTGGCGAGCTTACCTTTCGGAATGGTCTCACCCTTCTTTACACCCATTGCTTCGCGGAGAGCACCGGGTTTCTTGATTGCGCCTGCGATCCACTTCTCGGGCTTCTTGGCCATATCACTTCTTCCTTGCTTTGCCAGCTTCGCTCAGAGCAATAGCAATGGCTTGCTTACGGGACTTCACAACGGGTGCCTTCTTGGGACCCTTGGGGTCCTTACCGCCGTGGAGTGTACCGCGTTTATACTCGCCCATCACAGAGGCTATTTTAGCCTGAGTCTTGGTAGGTTTCTTAGCCATGTCACTTCTTCCTCTTACCAGATGGTGAGACGGGCCATGATTGTCTGGCGGGGCCAGACTTCTTCGCTGCCATGGTCTTGCGCTCAGATGCGGTGAGTTTCTTGGCAGCAGCCTCGGGGCGGCAGGCTGGGTACTTGCGGGTAGACTTCTCAGAGCCGGATCGCCCGCAGGGCTTGCCGGTCTTCACATCGACCCACTTCTCGCCAAACCATTTACCGAGACCGCCCTTGCTCATTTCTTCACCCGGTTGTCCGGCCCCTTCCATCCACCACCACGCTTCTTGTACTCCTTCGCCGCCCATGCGTTGGCGTAGGCGCTAGGGTACACATCGAACTTCGCCTTGGCTTGTGCCTTGATCTTGGGCCAGAGCGATGGGTTGGTTGGTTTGGGGCTGGCCATCACCACTTCACCTTGTCTGCCCAATAGGCTGCGCTCATCTTACCCTTGGAGATATTAGAAGCATGGCGGGCTTTGAAGCTCGCACGCTTCTTCTTCATCGCCTCGGACTCGCCAGCCTTGGGTTTACCAGCAGTCTTGGCCCCCTGCTCCCCGAAGCGGATCACCTTCTCTTTCCCACCGCTGCACGCCTTGACGACATGCGACTTCTTTGGGTGTGAGGGTGTAGCCCTCGGGGAGTTGCAGGGCATCGACCCTTTATCGACCCGTTTAACCATCACCGGTTCCTAAAACTGCCATAGCCGGTGCCCTGACGCATGATCAGCTTGGCTTCCTTAGCTTCCATAGCCTGATTGCGGTTGCCGCGAGCAACAGCCTTAGCCGGGTCAAGAACAGCCTTAGCCGCAGGAGTTTGCTGTGCCTTAGCCATAGCGCGGGCTTCTGCGTCACGCGCAGCCGTAGCACGACGAGCAGCCTCAAGGTCAATACGGATGGGGTAAGTCTGCTTAGGCATCAGGCAATCCTTTCGGCAACAACGACAGAAGAAGGAATTTCAGGAGCAATGGCTCCAGCGGCGGTATAATCAATCGTGACGGCTGCGTTCTCAGGCAACCACATAACTTGAACATACTGACCTGCGGTCACAGTTACGTAGAACACGATTTGAAAAGCTGCGGCACCGCCGTCACCAGTCTTGGGAACTGTGATCTTAGTAGCCGAACGTGCGATAGCAGTCCCATTCAACGCAAACCATACCGTGACATCGTGGTCAGTTACGTCTGAATTTGCAAACTGAAGGCTAGGGGCAACCATGTAAGTACCCGCCGCAGCAAAAGTCAGGCGTGTCAGATTGGAGCCATCAGTGACCATCGTGATCCCGGCACCGGCAATGTCAGTTGTTCCGAACTTCACAGCCGTAGCGGCAGCAATGTTGCCAGTTTGATCCGTGACATCAGAGAACGACGCATAAGCGCGGCCAGTCAGATTATCATAGGGCATCGTCCCGGTATACACACCGGAGAACGTAACCCCCGCAATCGTACCACCTGTGATAGCGACATTATTTGCAGCCTGCGTAGCGATAGACCCAAGGCCAAGGTTCGACCGAGCCGTCACAGGATCGGAGGCACCCGTACCACCGTCAGCGATAGCAAGGTCAGTGATGCCAGTAATCGTACCGCCAGTGATAGCGACCTTTGCGATAGCTACTGAAGCAGACCCACCGGGCGACAGGATCAGGTTGCCACCATCGAGGGTGGTGATCGTATTGTTGTTGAACTGGATATTGTCTACCGAAGCAGAGATGGTTCCCAGCTTCAGGGCCGTAGCCACACCTGTACCGCTATAGACTGTCTTTTCAGTCGCGGTCGGACCAGCATCGACGTGCAGCAACTGATCATACGTGCTGTTGATCGTAGCTCCGGTCAGGTTAGTGGGCATCGGTTAATCCTCAAACAATGGAAGTGATAAGCCCGCCGACTACAGTGACAGTCTTACCATCTACGGTGGTAAATGAACCGGAGGCTCCGCCTAAATCGCCGGCGATGGCAAGTGCTACCTGCGACCGATCCATACGCTTGGTCTCACTTACGGATGTATCGAAGACAACAAACTTGTCATCATTCGCAGACTGTGCAGCGGAAAGCGGAGCGAGGCTCTTGGTCGGATCGGGATCGTAGATGCGTTTACCAGCCATGTCTCTATCCTCGGTGATGGGGGCACTAGGCCCCCATCTATTAGCTCGGGGTTACGGCGTTTGTACCATCCGCATCGACCCAAGTCGAGTTGGCGTTGGCACCCGTAGCAACCTTGAGCTTGCTGTTGGTCGTATCGAAGACGATAGTCCCAGCAGCCTTACCGGTCGTGTTCACTGCGTTAGCCTTGGCAGCGATCTCAGCAGCCGTGTTGGTGCGGAGCTGGATGTAACCAGTCGTAGCATCAACATTGCCGGTGAGCGTACCTGCGAGTGTACCACCAGTGATGGTGGCAGTGGACAGCGTGACGTTGTAGAGCGTGCCGCCCTGAATGGTCACATTGTCTTGCGTAATACCGCGATAGACACCCATGATAACCTCCTAAGAAGGAGGGGCTGCCTTCCGACCGGGAACCCCCAATCCTGCCAGCAGCCCCAAACCGTTAACCGCAGTTCGCGACGATGGCCCACGCCTTCACAACAGCATTGGCCGGAACCGCAGTGTTGAGGAGGATGTCGATGGTGTCTGCCGACTTGATGACGGTCGGGTTAGCGAGGTTGTCCGAGTCCATCGCTACGGCGTTCGACGCGAAGTCGTCGCAGTAGACGTTGGCAGCAGCCGGAGTACCGCCCGTGTAACCGAAGTCAAAGGTCGCGGTCGTGTTGGTTGTCTCAGCAGAAACGACGTTCAGACCGGCAGCGAGGACCACCGAGTAAGCCGGAAGGTTGATAACCTGCAACGTGTCACCAGCAGCCAGAGCCGTAGCACCAGCGGCAGAACGCGCAGCGACGATTGCAGCGAAGTCGAGTTCGACTTCAAACTTATAGACGCACGCCGTGTCCGGGTACGTAGCGGTTCCCTTATTGAAACCAAGGGAGTCGGTGTAAGCAGCCATTTTTAGAACCTTTCAACTAGGAAGGGGGCCGTAGCCCCCAACCATTAGAACGAGACGACAGCCGTCGAGAGGGCTTCCGGCTTGATGACCTGATATCCATACACCTGAAGACCACGGATGATGTTACCGAAGGTCGTTTCAGAGCGGATGGTTTCCATGTTGGTCATCTGCGAAGCGAAGGTGAAGCCCATCTTGTGGCCGCTGATGATGTTGTACTTGCCAGTATCAACATACAGGTTGTGGCTCACATAGACCGTGAAGCGGTCGATCATACCGAGACGACCGTTACGGATCACCGACGTACCATCGCCAGTCAGCGAGGCGTCCTTCAGTTCCGACTTCTTGATCAGACCGGCCATCTTGGCCGGGATGACGAGGAAGCGATCACCTTCAGGAGCGTTGGCTTCGTCAAGCACGGTGCCCATATCGACGATCAGGTCGATCACCGAAGTGGTGCCGCCAGCGCCGTCCTTGGTCACGGTCAACGGCGAAGCCGTGGTGCCGAGGTTGAACGAAGCAGACTGCTCACCAGCGGTAGCACCCTTGTTGAAGGCGCTGATGCCCGGCAGGATGTCGGTCAGAACGCGCTGGTCGATCTTGATCTTCATACGCTCGGAAGCGTCCTTCGACCAAGTGTCCATCAGGTTGATGTCCGACTGTACCTTATCTACGTCGTCTTCGACGCAAGCAAAGTATTCGCCCTTGTCGATGACGAGCTGGATTTTCGGCTTGTCCGGGTTCTCGACAGTCAGGGCCTGACCCTTGACGTAGTCGCGGATGGTGATTTCCGGCGTGGTGCGGATGTTGACGGTGTCACCGAACTGGCGGATTTCACCTTCATAGTCCGTGTTCGAGATCGCTGCGAGCACAGTGGCATCGTAGAAATTCTCGATCAGCTTACCCGACCAAAGCTCAGGAATAAAGTTGCCGCTATAATTAGGGCGACCGGGGGAGACTGGGTACGACATAACAAATAGTCCTTCTAATCAAGCAATGGTGAAATGACATTTATCACTGTTTCACTGTCTCTGGAAGGATCACGTTTCATAGCCTTTAATTCGTCCATGAAAAGCTGCCGTGCCTGTTCTAGTTGGGGTCTACGTCCATTATGGCCTGAACGACCGGAAGCATTCTCCAACCACCACAGGGCGAGTTTAGCTTGCTCCTTCTTAACGACGAGGTGTGGTATCATGACATTCAGCATTCGGACTAAACCTGCCCGGTCAAGGAACTCCCAAGACAGTGAGTCTTGTTGTTTTCCTTTACCGTGCTTGCGCCCCCGAATGTGACCCCCGTACTCCGCTTGGAGTCGGTCGAGAACAACTCGGCAGGATGCAGTCTGAGCCAACCGTACACGGGGGCGGACATACAACCTTCCTTTGCCTTCTCGTGGGTACATACGCTGAACATCAATACAACCTTCTCCGTCGAAGAAACCTGCTAGATACTCGGGTGTCATTTATCCCTCCTTAATGGTATAAACAACACCGCTACACGACCCTCCTTCTTTCGCCAATCAGACAGTAATGCGGCCTTCTCGTTGCGCCGCAAAAATGTCGCGTTCGATACGATCCCGCTCCTGTTCACGACCCTTGTACTTACCCGACCGTACATCGTTGAAGAACTTCTTGATGTCATCCGGCGAATAGGTCTTGGGCTGCTTGGCAGCAGACGATCCAGCGCCGCGTGAACGACCCGGAGATACCTGCTTTTCAAGCTCGTTAGAGACAGCGGGTGTGGATTGAGCAACAGAGGCTTGTCCAGTAGACTCAAGCCAAGTCTGGAAGAACGCGCTTACCCGATGGGCATCGAGCGAACGCTGGGCGTCTTCAAGGTACGTCTGGCGGGCGGCACCCGTCAGTGGGTCGATCTCAAGCAACCAAGACTGGAAGCCGTCGTTGTCGTTGACCTCACGCCAATTCGGAACATAGGCAGTCAGATCGGACCAAAACTGCTGCTCCGCCGTAACCTGCTGCCGCTGGGCGACAGCCTGAACCTGCGGGACAACATTTGCCTGCATCTGCTGGAGCAGGTTCTCGATCTGGGCAAGGCGCTGGGCCACAGGAACAAGTTCCTCGCGGCTGACTTTGCGCATCACATCAATCGACTCACCGTACTCGTTGACCTCATCGTCAGTGATCAGCCGTTGAGACTGAGCCTGTTCCTGCTGGGCAGGCGCTGAGGTTGCAGACTGCTGCGCCGACAAAGACGCAAGCAACTGTTCCATCTGCTGTACACGCTGTTCCAGTTCGGATTTCTGTCGAACCGTGGCGTTGTACGAACCTTGGAGAGAACGCCACCTCTGAGCATAAGTCTCAGAGTTCTCGTCTTCCTTATCTGACGCACCGGTAGTGTGCTCGTCTGCCGGTGCCTGAGTAGCATCATCCTGCACATTCTCGTCAGCCGGGGGATTGTCATCGCCAGCGTCAACGGTTTCCTGCTCGACCTCAGCATTACCGCTTGTGTCGGCTTCCCCGTTAAGCTGCTTGTACAGCTCCTGTACGGCTTCGGACTGTTTACGGACTTGCTCTGGAATTGCCATGTTAATTGCTCCAATCTGTGAGCTTGATCAGTCGGCTCATAAGTCAGCCGCTAGGTTGGGGGCATCGGAGGCAAACTTTACAAGCTCGCCTAACACTTGGCACCTGCCCTGATAAATGCCAGTGTTGTCAACCGCGTTAGGTAGACGACGAAGCTCTTGCATCTCCCACTCACGCAGCCAGTCCAGAAGGACCGGAAACTGCCTGACAGTAGCGCCAAGTGCTTTGACTACTTGTGGATCAGGTCGGATCATGCCGCCCTCCCACTTTCGCGGTTCATGACCGTGTTTGCTTCCATCCCACCTTTGGGAGCGCCGCTCGCGTCAGTCGGTGCAGGAGCGCCGGGTTGTGCCTGCTGCATCTGGGTAACTGCACTCGCCGCAAGCGCCGCCTGCTGCTGATCGTAAGCGGACTTCTCCCGAGACGGGACGACTTCATCCACGGGCATTTGCAACCCTTTAGCCACTTCGCGAAGGATCGCGGCGCGACCATCCTTACCAATGATTTCGATATCGAACGGATTGGCGGTTGCATTGAGGAACTCAATGCGGCGAACGTTTACGGTCTCTTTGACTGCGAGGTTGATCGCGCCCTTGGCGATAACTTCCACGTCGCCCTTGATCGACTCATCGTTGTCATAGCGCATGTTATACACGAACTGACGCTCGACGATGGGTTTCACAATGTCACTGTCGATGTGCATCACGACCTGACGGATGCCCTTACCTGCGGCACCCATGAGCATGGACAGACCGGACGATGTGCGTCCAGCACCCTGCACGTTGAGGTCGCCGTAGACGTATGCCGGAATCCCTGAGTGGTCGTCTGCAAGACGGCTGAACTTCTCGTAAACCCCCATAAGTTCAGCAGCTCGGGATTCCGGCTGCGTGAACCGGATAGCAGGCGAGGACGAGCCAACGGGATCGTTGACCGTCTGCCAGATTTTCCAAGGTGCGAGCTGGGTGATGTCCTCGTTGGCCGGGATGCGTTCGAGGTTGACCTCGACCTGCGGACCAGAGGCAATGCCCATGTTGTTAACCAATGCGCGGGCAGCCGCGTTGCAGACGCCTTGCAGGTCTTCGATGATTTCGGGGATACCCTTACCCCAGAACGCACCGGGGCACTTAATGAAGCTGGTCTTGGCGTATGGCTTCTCGCCTAGCGGGTCGTAGTTCAGCACCGCCTTGATGACGTAGTTACCAACGAGCCAGACATTTGCGTCATATTCGCGTGCCGGGTCCGGCACCTCGTCTTCGGTCATGCCCCACTCGATCAGCATCTTACCGCTGATCTTACCCCAGAACTCAAGGGCGTCGAACTCAGTCGTTGGGCGCATGTAGCTGTAGTACTTGCGCTCTTCTTCGTCCTTCTGAAGCTCAACGTCTTCGCTGATCCACGACATGCCATTGCCGATCTCAAGGACCTTGCGGATAGCGTCGTCATCGTAACCGGGAACCCCGATAAGCTCAGACAGTTCTGTACGCGACAAGCGGTGGTGCTCGAACAAATACCCTTCGTGGATCGTACTGATCCCCGGTTCAGGGTAGATGCGGAACGGATCGACACGCTCGTATTCAGGACCAAGCCGTTCTATCGGCTCAACCTGTGTGCGACCATCGGACGAAGTCTTCCAACCCAACGCCCTCTGCCGCCGCACAACCGGACCTTTGACGAACGCAGCCGGGAACGTCACGAGATCAGTGATGAAATCGTTGAACGCTGTACCCCATCCGCCTTGCGCGAACTGGTCCTGAATTTTCAACTTCATCTTGTCAGCGCGGTTCTGTGCCTGCTGAAGGATCGCGAAGCGATAGTCTTGGCTGACCATCTCCTTGATCTCGGCCATAGTGCCAGCATCGGGAGCCTGCCCCGTGTTCTGGACAATCTCCAGAACCTTCTCAGCAAAGATGCTCTGCACCTCACGCGACTGCGTCGGAGACAGATCAGGAATGGCAGTGGGGTCCAAGTCCCACGGCGGAGACCCGGTATCGAGGAGGATGTCACGCAGCCAGCTCTCAGCCGCACGACACTTCACCTCGGTGATCATCATGTAAATCTCAGAGCCACCTTGGCTTCTGATCTGTTGAAGTTTGTCTGCGTCGTACTCACCGTTGCGCTGACGCATGGCCCGGAGCATGATCTGCTCGATGGGCCGCTTGGCCATCTCGGCCACGTCCCAGCACTGCCGCAAGTACCCAGTCAGACCAAGGATGACAGGCTGGTTCTGGCGCTCCTGCAAGGCGCGCTCAGTCGCTTCCTTCTCCTGACGAGCGATCTCGTCATTACCGACAACACGAAGGAAGGTTAGACCTGCCATGGATTAGTAGCCCTTACCACCCTTAGCCATTTTCTTGACAGCCTTGGCACCGGCTTTCACAATGTCTGCCTTGTCCGGCATCCACATGGTGTCCTTGCTAACGATGTCCACTGCGTGGTCACATGAGTAACCCTGATTGACCAGATTTGCAGCGGCACGCATGTTGGCGTCCGAAGTCAACGCTTTGGTCTTACCCATACCGTATTCACCAGCCTGTTCGCTGATAGCCTCCATGTACAGATCACCGCCAGTCTTGGTCTTCGTGCCGACCTGATTGCCAGTGTAACCATACACAGGCTTCTCTGCACGAATACCTGACGTATCCATCTTGGGGTTGGTAGAGTAGATAGCCACGACGCACCTCATGAGATGTTTGGAATAACTTAGCACGGCACGTTTACGGGTGCAACAAACAAAAGAAACCCCCGGAGCGCGGGGTGGGAGGCGCTCAACGGGGGTAAGGTAGGTACAGTAACGTCAATGACTGACGTGTATTCATATCAAGTCCACCCTGCTGCCGCAACCCTTTTAATCTCCCGGCGCTGCGCAAGCTGTGCCGCCTCGCCGCCACTGTGCAAATGCAAACACAAGTACTGGAGAGCTTCGGCAATGTGTGAGTGGTTGTTCTTGTCGATGGCCCCGTCAGTTTTGGGCTTGTAGCGGTAGCCGCCCATCATGGCTGCTTTGAGCGCAGTGCAGCGCGGGTCGAGCAGGAAGCCCGGATCACCGTCCACCTGACGCATGAGGTACTCATCGACCGCGTTGATCCGCGCTGAGACGCTGTTGGTCTTAGCCGGGATGACTTTCATCCCTTCCGCTTTGATAATGTCCACGGCACTGCGCTCGTCCGTCTGCGCTCGCTGGATGCCAGCCGGGTCTGTCACCACGAGGATGGGACACCCACTGAACCGCTCGTAGAGTAGAGGCTTGAGTACGGTCCTCACGAACCGCTGGATGCCCATGTCGAAGCTCACCGCTTCCCCGAGGATGAGCGCCCGACCCCTTGGGTCTTGCTGCCCGATGACAGCGGCAGGTGTAAGCCCGAGGTCCATCCCCACGATGATAGGCCGCATCCCGTTGATAATGGGCCGGATGGGCTGTTTGGCCATATGGTAGTCCGGCCTGAAGTATTTGTACACCGGCTGACCTGCGCTGGACAGGCCATACTCACCGTCGATGAATACCCGGATGTACTCCTCCGAGCGCCCCTGCGTATCGTAGTAACCGTCTGGCAGGTTCTCGATATTCTCAGCATAGGGACTGCGGCCCGAAGGTTGTTTGAACACATCCCAACCGTTGTCGTTGGGAGAGACCCCATCCTTGGGGTCCAGCTTCTCCATCTGGTAGTACCACCAAGTATCCATCGTTGGGGGATTGGTATCACCCCACATGCCGTGCCACGTTGGACCACCGTCCTTAGCAGAAGGGAAACGACCGACACGTTTGGACATGGCGTCCACGATATCAGGGTGGATATCCCGGCACTCGTTAAACCACGCGAAGGTCAATTCGAGCGAGTTCAAGTTAGCCACGTCGTCTGCGTCGTCCAGTGCGCGAAACATAATCTCACACTCAACATCACCGACCTTGAAGAAATAGGTCTTCTTGGTCCGCAGCCACGTCCCGCACTGGCCCGGTGGGAACCAGTCGAGGAAGGTCTTGATCGTCGTATCTTCAAGCTGGCGGGCAGTCTCGCGGACCACAGCGCAGCGCGTGCGGCGCACACCCCGGTCATCTGGCTCCTGCATCGAGGCACGTCGCACGATCTCGAAGCAGCAGGTCACAGACTTGCCGGACCCAACCGGACCCATCAAGGTCCGCATCTTGGCATTGCTCTCCATGAAGCGTCGGCCTGTGGGCGGCGGCGTGTAATTTATGGTTAGTGCCATCAGTGTTTCATCCTACCGTGCTCGTACTCGTCACGTCGGTCCATGGCGTTGTGAACCCAAATACCGGGGTCCTCCGGGTCTTCTACTGGGCTGCACCAACAAGTGGGGTCCGCCGCATGATCTCTCAAGTCGTCAACTGGAACTATGTGAAAGTGAACACTGTCGTCTGCTTCGTATACCATAGCTGTGAACCAGTTGAATTGCATGGTCAGTCAAGCAGTTGGACAATGAACTCACGTCCACGCTTCTTGGTGATGTTGATCTTGGTTCTGAACGAACGACCAGCTTCGGTCAACTTGGTTTCAATGAGCTTGGCAGCCGCTGCGGATTTTAACCGATAGCACTTCCGGGGTTCAAGACCGTCAATCATCGAGGTAGTCATCATCGCTGTCGTCCCCGATCACACGCGGAGTTGCGTCAATCACTTTCATATCGGACGGCGATGATCCAAGGTTGATCATGATCTTGACACCACCAACAGCAGCGGTGTTGTCCTCGTTGTTCTTGGGTTCAAGGCCAGCCCACTTGACCGTGCTCTTGATCAGGTCGGCCTTCACGGCGGGCGACACCGC